CTTCTAATAACGATTCAGCGATAAACATTTATAAGAATACAGGAGATAATGCAGATAAAGCAATATTAAGAATTGGATATGGTGAAACAAATTCATTCAAAGTTTGGAGACCTAGAGCAGATGCAAACATTTACGTGGAAACATCTCAGGCAAATAGCGATATTGTTATTAACACTAATAATGGAACTTCAATAGGTGAAAGAGTTAGCATCACTTCAGTAGGATCTGTTCGTATAGGAGGTTCAACTAATTCATCCTTTAGTGCTCACGCTGCAGCAGATGATTTGGTCATTGGTTCTACCAGTGGTAGTAATGGAATGACTATCCTTACTGGTTCTGCAACTGGAAATATATTCTTTAATGATGGAAGTGGAAATGATGGTGTAGTTCAATATGTTCATAGCTCTGATCCAAATTACTTTAGAATTGCTAGTTCAGGACATATTCGATTTGATGCTGCTGCTATTTCGATTAGTGATGATAATATCGCTCCTACTGCTGGTGATATGGCATCAGGTGCATCATTTGGAATACCAAGGCTACATATGCGAGGTGATAATTCACAAAGTGGTGCGTATGAACTCATGGCCAGATTTCAATCTGGAACTGATGCTAATGACAGTGGAGCAACAATTGTATTAAATCATAGCAACGATAGAGGATTAGCACTACAAGGTGGAAGAGGTCAAAGTAATCGTTCATTTGGTGCAATTAAAGCAATTGATAATCTTGGAAGACTATCGACTTGTATTGACTTTCTTGGTGGTAATGGGCAAGGTGTTAATCGTCTTTCATTCTATACTGGAGAATCAACTACAACAAGTGAAGCACTTCGCATCAACTCAAGTCGGCAAGTAAGAATTGGTGGTAGTTTAGGTTCTACTTTTCAGTGTGACCTTGATGTAGTAAAACAAAATAGCACTCTTACTGATGTAATGTTAGTTAAGGGTAATGTTGGTAACGGATTTATAAGATTTCAAGATAATGATAATTCATGCAACTTTACTTTTGGTGCTGATGATGGTTCTGGTTTAGGTAATGGAGCGTTTATTTTATATGATAGAAATTATTCTGCTTATAGATGGAGTGTTGATAGTAGTGGAAATATGAGGGTGTGGGACGGAGATGTAAAATTGGCTAGTGGTCATGGTATTGACTTCTCTGCTACTGCAAATTCGGGTGGTGGAACAATGTCAAACGAATTGTTTGACGATTATGAAGAAGGCTCATGGACTCCATCTTATAGCAGACCTAATATGTCTATTTCTCACGGATATCGAGAGGGATATTACACTAAAGTAGGTCGAGCTGTTCATGTAGTTGGTAGATTACATACCACATCTGAAAGTGGTAGTTCCTCTGGTGGTCCTATTCTTGTAACAGGTTTACCATTTACAGTAAGAGCAGTTAGATGTGCCCTATCACTTAGACCAGCCACTTGGAGTAATGATCATCCTAGTTTTGCTACATTTGAATTAAATCAAACTCACTTTGAACTATTAGAAGAAGTGGAAGGAAATCCATCTGGATCACAAGACCTTGGTGGTGGTCGATTTGCTGGTGGTAATGGAAATTATCTATGGTTTAGTGGAACCTATTTTACAGACACATAAATATAATTGCCTAAACCTGTTTAGTTCGGAGGACTTCCCTAATGGCATTAGAAAAAATAATTGTAGACGATAAGTATGAAATCGTCACTGAATATAAACATATTCAAATAAGAACAGCCACAGTTATCAAGGATGATGGTGTGGAAATAAGTCGTACTTTTTCACGAAGAGTATTACAATGTGGTCAATTAGATGCAAATAATAATTTAGTAGTAACAAATGTTAGTGGAGAGAGTGCAGAAATTCAATCTCTATGCAATACATTTTGGACACCTACGATTAAGGATGCATGGAAAGCGTTTCTGATTTCTCAAAAAAATCTTCCTGGTTCGTAAATAATGAATAATTATAATAGTGTGATATAATAAGAAAACATTAAATTTATAAATCATTATTTAACAAGACATATGAACTTTGCTGTTTACTCAAAGGAAGGTTGCCCATATTGCGACAAAATCAAACAAGTATTAGAGTTGACAAATCTTAGTTATGTAGTGTATAATTTAGGAGAGGACTTTGACCGAAAATCTTTCATAGATGAATTTGGTCGAGGTACTACTTTTCCACAGGTCGTGGTCGATGGTAAAAAACTAGGAGGTTGTGTTGACACAATTGAGTTCTTGCGAGAAAACCAAATCGCAAAATGAAGGTATAAATAAATCAACTGACCATATTGATCGTGGTTTTGAGCTTATTCTTACAGGAGGTAAAAAAAGAAAACCTAAATCATTTCGTCTTTATTTTGACAAAATGATATCTTTCTTTCATAAGAAAATAAACATTCATTTAGACTTTTATTTGGATGTAAAATAAAAATTATCTCAGGAGAATTATGTTAGCAGTAAGTATTGTATTCGCAGCATTTCTGTTTATATTGTTTCTTATAGTAGGAGTAATAGGAGGATGGGTTGCAAGAGATTACATGATGAATTATCAAGAGGTTGAAAAAGTTCATCCAGAGATGTATGATAGAAATGGTAATATAGTTCCTGACGAAATTGTAGCATTCAGATTTGAAAATTATGACAACAACGACGAAGAAGACGACACCTAAAGCAAAAACGGTGAAGGCAAAGGCAACACCAATACCAAATTTACCTGTAAATCCATTTGTATTTGAGGTATTGGAAGCAGCATCCAAACAAAGGACAAAGGCAAGAAAGATTGAAGTTCTTCAAAAATATGCACATAATTCTATAATGGCTGTGCTTATTTGGAATTTTGATGAAAGTGTCATCTCTCTTTTACCCGAAGGTGACGTTCCTTATGGTAATACTAGAGAAGATAATAGTGTCACTGGTACTTTATCAGACAAGATTAATGATGCAGTTGGTATGATGGCAGAATCAGGATCTACATCACTTGGTTCACAAGATCAAGGTAAGGCATCTATTCGTAAAGAATATACTAAGTTTTATAATTTTTTGAAGGGTGGTAACAATGGTCTTTCAAGTCTCCGTAGAGAAACAATGTTTATCAATATTCTTGAAGGATTACATCCACTAGAAGCAGAAATACTTATCTTAACAAAAGATAAAAAATTAACAGACAAATATAAAATCACTAAGGATGTGGTGTCTGCAGCATACCCTCAGATAACTTGGGGAGGTCGTTCATGAGCACTGCAACAGAGAAAGAAAAGAGAGATACTTTCTGGACTAAGACAGAAAAAGAAACCTCAAAAGAAACTTACGGGTGTGAAATTCTTGTAGAGAATGGTGCACCTGCAGATGTAATGACTAAGGACGCTCCTACTGATGCATCTATCGTAACCTATACAGTTGATGGTAAAGAGCATCAGGATTTAACTAGAGGATCAAGAGTTAAGTTGTTTGATATGTATTACGATAAGTTTACTAGTGTTAAACGTATCGAATATGGTATGGGTACAATCAAACCATCTCTTTGGGGGTACAGTGGTGAGGCAGCACCCAAAAAGAAAAAGCGAAAGTAGTTTCAAAAATAGGCGAAAAAAAATCCCGCCAAAATTTTGACCTGTAGGGTTTTCTGTAACATAAACTACAAAAGTACTTGACTATATACTATGAATGTGTTAATATAAACACATCGTTCATCTTATGGGAATTATACTTTACTTATCACTTCTTGCTAGTC